GGATAATGCTGTTCCACCAGGTGTTACAGTAATACCGTTAATTGACATTGTTTGTCCACCTGTAACAGTTGTTCCTGATGCAACTGAAACTACTGGATGTGAATTATGCCATGCATTTGATCCTAGATGAACCCAAGTATTTGAGGCATTTTTATAATAAATTTTGTTTGAAACGTGTGTTGTGTTTATAGCATAATCACCTTGTGAACCTACTGAAGTTTTAGGTGCACCTGTGCTAGAGTTTTCAACTAGGTCAGATACTGATGTAATTAAAATTGGTGTTTTTGCTGTAAATTTTTGATTTGTTTGTGACCATTCAAATAGTCCAAAACTAGAAGTTGCAAGGTCAAACCAATATGTTCCATCTGATGGGTTTGCAGTTGGTGATGTTGCACTTCCGATTAAATCTGTTAAGTTTACATTTGCTCGTAATACGTATGCTCTGTTGGCAAGTCCTAAGAAAGAATATGCCGCTTGTAGTCCCCATTCATTTAATTCATATCCATGTAATGGATTAGATGAAGAGTCTGTATAAAATTTTGGATCGCCAAAGGTTTCTGTTAATTCTCTTTGAGATGAAATTAGATAAGCAGTGTTGGCATTGGCAGTTGTTGTTCCATCCGCCGTGCCTGATCCTGATCCTGGTGCTTTATCTTGTCCTGATGCTACTATAAAAAGTGGTGTTGTACCCGCATCTGATGGTACATAGAAACTTTCATTTATTACTGAAACTTCTACTCCTGGTGATGTTAATGCCATATTATCAATTCTCCTTGCAAGTCGTGTATTACTAGAACTATTTATTACATCTTACGTAAAATATGACTTTATTTTACTAATTTTGGTACCTATATAGGTTACGTAAATACAATTGTATATTATATATAGGTACCAAATGTTAAGATCTATTAAACCATTTATAGGCACCAGGCCGTTATGTAAACAGTGTAAAGTAAAAGTTAGAGCTATGGGTTATAGACGAGGAAAAAAAGTTTATTGGCGTAGTTTATGTGATACTTGTATTCGAAAAAAGAAAAAGCTTCGTATAGGTGGTGTAACGCCATTACAACGTTCAGGTTATAGAAAGAGAAGTAACTGTGAATTATGTGGATTTAAAGCACAAGAACCTTTACAACTAGATGTGTTTTTTGTAGATGGTAATAAAAATAACTGTGCTTTTCACAATTTAAAAACGGTATGTGCTAACTGTCAACGATTAGCTAGTGTTAGGAAGTTACGTTGGAAGATGGGTGACCTTGTAGCTGATCAATAAAATGATCTATATGAGCATTTAATCCTTCTAAACTACTTGTATTATCAATAATATAATCAAAATCAGACCCAATCCAATCCCATTCAGATTGGTGTGCGCCTTGTTTTTGCATTTCTTCTCTAGTAGGTATTTCTTCTCTTTTTACAAGAACAATTACACCACCATGTGCTTTAATAGTTTTAATTTCGTTTTGAAATCGTGTATCAGAAATAACAGTTTTTTCACCTTTGTATCTTCCAATAACAGAATCAACCCATATCCCATCATACATTTGACCACGCATAATTTCAGTACCAAATTGCTGTAATATTATTCTTGGTGTAACTTCTTTACCCATTTTTTCACTCCAAAATTTATCAGGTTGTTCTCGCCAATGTCTACTAGATTCAGTATTACCTTCTAACATTTCTCTGTCCCAATTAAACATTGAGCTAACTGCATCTTTTAAACTTTTTGCAAAACTATCTCTTTTATAACCATGTTTTATCACTAATCTATCTGCAACGGTATCCTTGCCAGAATTAATTGGTCCTACTAATCCTATTAACATTAAATGATTATACTATTTTATAATACGTTTTGCAATCTCTGTTTTTGCTTCAATAACAGCACCAAGAATTTGGTTTCGTAATGTTGGATTTTGTTTGGCTCGTTTGGAGTCAGACTCTAAACTTTTTACCAACTCTTTTAGTTCGGTATAAGATAAATCTTTATAACTTCGATAACGTTTATCGGGTGTAACTTCTACTTTTATCTTCGGCATAGTATCGGTATTTAAAATGAATTGATAATGAATTAACCTATAACAAAACTATGTGGTGTGCCACCTTCTGCGAAATTGTTAATTTCTTGGTCAAGTTTTTCCATATCAGCTAATCCGCCTTGTTTTAGATCAGCACCATTAAGTGATGTACCACCTTGTGGACCAGCAATAGTATTAAATTTACCTCTTGCTTCACCTAACATTACTTTGCATATTGCTAGTGTGTAATCTCTAATCCATGGTTTTGAATAGATGTCTTTAAAGAGTGTTATATCCGGTCTAAAGTTGTCAGTATGCATTAAAACACTTTCGTTATCTGCACGTGGTCTTTGTGTAATTGTAAGTTTTTTAGTTGCTACGTCAAAATGAAATTGAATAAAACTTCCAAATAGTTTTCCAATTAATTCTTGATAAGATGCAAAAGCATAGTAAGTTGCAAGACCTCCAGTTGCTCCCGCTCTTAACAAGTATGTGTTAGTATATGCAAGATTAAACGGTTCAAAAAGTGTTCCACCTTCGCCACCTTCTGTACGAGAGCCAACCGTTCTACGAAATAATTTTCTAACATTAATTACTTCGTCAGGTAAAATGTAAGTATTTTGATTTTCTTTAAGTACTAAAAAAGCATAAGATTCCTCAACTGCGTTTGAAGAACGCTGTCTATATCTATTAATTGCTCTTTCGAGTGCTATTTGGTAGTGTTTAGGGTCTAATTCAACGTCAATCATTCCCTCGCCGAGATTTGCTTTAACGTACTCAAATACTTCTTGTTGACCTGTTTGTAGTTCTGACATACTCATATTTATAGTTCTTTTACTATCTATAAATATAGGTATATGCCAAGATTGTCACTATATAAACCAGAAAAAGGAAATGATTATAAATTCTTTGATCGTACTATTAAAGAGATGTTTACGGTTGGAGGCACTGATTTACATTTCCACAAATATTTAGGACCATATGATCAAAGTGATGAGACTAAAGATGGTGCACCATCACCATCCCAACCACAACGTGCTCAGAGCAATATTAACGAAACTACTATACAAGACTTATTATTTTTAGAAAATAGAGATAGAAAATACTCATCAGATATCTATACGTTTCGTGGAATTTATAATGTGCAAGATATAGATTTTAATCTTTCACAATTTGGTATGTTTTTACAAAATGATACTATATTTTTAACTGTGCATATGAATGATGTTGTTGAAAGAATAGGTAGAAAACCAATGTCAGGTGATGTTATTGAATTTCCACACATGAAAGAAGATTTTTCGTTAGATGCATCTATTCCAATTGCATTAAAAAGATATTATGTAATAGAAGATGTAAACAGAGCGGCAGAAGGATTTTCACAAACTTGGTGGCCACATTTATTAAGATTAAAAATGAAAACGTTAGTAGATTCACAAGAATTTAGAGATATAATTGGTGATGCAACTAATACAGGTTCTCTTGCAAGTTACATGAGTACATATAATAAAGAAAAAGAAATTAGTGATCAAATAGTTGCACAAGCAGAAGCAGATTCACCTAAATCAGGATTTAATTTTAAACAATATTATGTTACACCAATTGATGAACGAGGAAATGTTAGAACCGATAATGTAAATTCAACAGAAAGAATCTCAGATAAACCAATAAATGCAGTAGTAGATACACCTGCAGGTTCACATTATGGTTTTTATGTGGGAGGTGATGGTGTTGCACCAAACGGACATCCAGCAGGATTTGGAACAGCATTTCCAGACAATTATGCCGATGGTGATTATTTTTTAAGAACAGACTTTTTACCAAATAGATTATTTCGTTTTGACGGAATCAGATGGGTTAAGATTGAAGATTCAGTTAGGTTAACTACAACAAATACAGATACTAGAGCTAATTGGAAAACTAAATTTGTTAATCAGTCAAGCTCAACTACAATAAATGGATTAACAGTAGAACAGCGGCAATCATTAACAGATGCATTAAAACCAAAGGCTGACAATTAATGTTACATTTTTACGACGGACAAATAAGAAAATTTATAACTCAATTTATTCGTATTTTGAGTAATTTTTCGGTGGAAACAGGAAGAGCTAAAGATGATACAGTTACTTTAAGAGCGGTACCGGTTGTATATGGAGATCCAACTAGACAAGTTGCAAATATTATTAGAAATAATTCTGAAAACGCATTACAATATGCACCAAGAATTGCTTGTTATGTAAGAGAATTAAATTATGAAAGAGATAGAATGCAAAATCCTTATCATATTCAAAAGCAACATTTAAAAGAACGAAATTATAACGAAGTTACAAAACAATATGATAACCAATTAGGTGCTGGTTATACAGTTGAAAAAGTAATGCCATCTCCTTTTAGATTAGAGGTGTCAGCAGATATTTGGACAACTAATACAGATCAAAAATTACAAATAATGGAACAAATATTATATCTTTTTAATCCAGATTTTGAAATACAAAAAACAGACAATTATATAGATTGGACTAGTTTAAGTTATGTTGAATTAACAAGCACAACGTTTAGTTCAAGAACAATTCCAATTGGCGCAGATACTGAAATTGATATTGCAACATTACAATTTTCTATTCCTATATGGTTATCTCCACCTGTTAAAGTATCAAAATTAGGTGTAATACAAAAAATTATTATGAGCGTTTATGACGATGATGGCGGAATTGTAAAAGGATTAATCGATGGTTCTATGATTTCAAAAAGTTATATAACACCAAACAATTATGGATTATTAGTTACTGGAAATCAATTAAGATTGTTAGGAAGTACAGGTACGAGTGTAACATCGGGCGGAGATGGATACTATTCAGGTGCTAATGCCCCAACAAATTTTGATCCATTTGAAACTTTTGGTCCTGCTGTTAACTGGAAAGTTTTGTTAGATCAATATGGTACGGTTACAAATGGTTTATCTCAAATAAGATTAACACTACCTACAGGAAGTGAAATAATTGGTACTATTGCAACTACAACACTAGACGATACAATATTATTGTTTAATATTGATACTGATACAATTCCTGCAAATACATTAACGTCGGTTTTAAAAATTATTAATCCTACAACATTTGCTCCACCCACTCCAGCAAACGGTGATAGATATTTAATTATAGATGAGATAGGTGACTCTACTGCAACAGTACAAAGTTCAACTTGGGGAACATTAATTGCTTCAGTAGGTGATATTATTGAATATAATACTTCTCAAAGCAAATGGTTAAAAGTTTTTGATTCATCAAATCCAGATTCAACGCAACATTATGTTACTAATGTAAACACCGGAATTCAATATCGTTTTAATGGTACGGAATGGGTAAAATCATATGAAGGAATTTATACTGCTGGTAAATGGTCTATTATAATAGATGGTGGCGGAAATACTGGTTATGATCCTAGTGCAGATGCAACAACTCCTTGATTAATTTAAGTTAAATTGTTATAATAAGTTATGGAAAAGAATATTATTTGTTCAGGTGCGTTATTCTATGCAACGTCAACTAAACGTTTTCTTTTATTACAAAGAACCGATTTTAAAACTAGGGGTATGTGGGGTTTAGTTGGTGGACGAGCACGTTATACTGAATCTGCATTTGAAGGTTTAAAAAGAGAAATTACAGAAGAAATTGGTCACCCACCTACATTTAAAAAAGTAATTCCATTAGAATTGTTTACATCAAATGATCAACAGTTTTATTTTAATACATATCTTATTGCAGTTGAAAATGAATTTGTAGCAAAATTAAATAAAGAGCATTCAGGATATTGTTGGTGTAATTTTGAGTGTTGGCCAAAAAATTTACACGCAGGGTTACGAAATACGCTCAATAATAAAGCAATTAAAGGTAAACTCCAAACTATTTTAGATTTAATAACTTAAAATGCCATATGAAAAAATTGTTGTAACTGGTTGCTCCCATTCAACAGGTTGTGAAATGAACGACCACTTGTTGGGTATTTTTAAAAACGATAAACAACGTCAATTTGAAATTTTAAAATGGTACAAAAATAATTTTTCATTAGGAAAAATTAACTTCAAAGATTTACACGATACAGCCAACAAAAAATGGCATGAAGAAGAAAGAGAAAGTAGTTGGCCTGCACTGCTTCAAAAACAAACAGGAATACCTGTAATAAATTTGTCAGTAATCGGAGCATCAGTAGGTAGATCGTTATTATCATATTCAAATTTTTTGAAACAGAACACATTACCTAAATTGCTTGTTATTCATCAGTTGCCTACTTTTAGTAGAATGTTTTTAAAATTTAATAAAAAATATGGTAGAATTAATGTACTTCCTACAGATATTGAACGTAACAGTAATTTTATGTTTAGTAAAAATTTTTATCAAAAAGAAATAGATCTAATTAAAAAAAGATATAAAAAGTTAATTGTTAAAGAAAATTATTTAGAAAAACATTACAAAAAAATTGTTGAAAAATTACATTATTTGTCTGTGAAAAATAATATTAATGATTATTTTATTTTTGACAATAAAAATTTAATACCCAAATCAATAAAAGACAAAGTTTTAATTAATAATTTTAATAATTTCTTAAACAATTATACAAAAGGTGTACAAGGTCACGTTATTGATAAAAAATTTAATGAAGATATGTGTAAAATAGTAAAGTCGATTCAATGATAAGAAAATTAGTTATTTTTTTAATGGCACTTTTTATAATTGCTATGGTTGTTTTATCTTTCTACGGAAATGCTATTTAAATGTTAGCAAAAGTGACTGCCATAATAACAAACAATACTAATAAAAAATAAACCCAACGCATAATTACCCTGCACTAATTTTTACTGTGCCGCTATCGTTCCAGAGTTGACCTTCGTTGTTAGGATCGCTTGTTGGTAAGTCGGTTGCCATAACTTTTCCTGATTCATTAACCATTACAGTTCCGGCTTGATCTGGAAAATCAATATCTCTTCTTCCAGTAGCCTTTCTACCAAATAATCTAATTTTTTTATAACCTTGTGCCTGTAACATTAACGGTTTATCTACGTGAACAAGTACTCCATCGTTTTGTACAATTAACATTGACTTATGTTGTCCACCAACTCTTACAGTAAACTGTAAAGCAGAATCGTCTGTACCAACATTTGGATCTCTAATTTTAGTATCAATACTTGCATAACGTATTAAAGTGCCCTCTGAATTTTTACCTTTAAATTGTATTTTTCCTAATATATCACTTTTTGCTGGACTGTCGGAAAATCTTTCTAATGTAAGTAAAGGACCACTTGCTGATCCATCGTCAATTGTAGAAAGTAATAATGCATTTTCACTAGTAGAAC